AGACTTCTGAGCCGCTATCAGCGGCGACCAAGGTGTAGGTCGCGACGGTGGCGGCGGCGATGTCGATCCTGTTGCGCCGCCATTGGTAAGTGAGGGCGGGCGAGTTGAGCCACGTCCCGGGTGAACAGGTCTGCACCTGGCCAACCGCAAGCGTGCCGGTGATGGCGGGAGCTACGGTGTTGACGGGCCCCGCCACGAGGTGGACTTGTTTGGTCTGCGCGAGACGAGGCAACATCGTCTTGGTGATCGACGACATGTGTTGCTGCATGAAGGTCACGTCATTGGGGCTCGCGGTAGGCAGCATCTGCGCCATTAGCTTTATCCCTTCAAATCAGCCCGCCCCCGAGGGAGCGGGCCTCTCGCTTGGATCGCTGAACGCATCTTTCGCGATGCTATCGTCAGCCTACAGACACGAGGTTACGCTTACGCGATGTCGATGACCACTGAGGAGTTCAGCATCGTCGCCACCAACTGGCCCGTGCTCGTGATCGACTTGTAGAGCACGAAGGCGTTGTAGGGCCGCGCCGGGGTGTGGTCCTTGCGCCATTCGTCCTCCATCGCCATCAGGAAGATGCACTTCGGATCGAACCAATACATCCTCTTGGAGAAGCCGAGATCGTCGAGGGTCGGATCGTACTGCACCTTGGTCCCGCCCGGCAGGATGATGTCGCCAGACGAGATGTCTTGCGACTGACTGAAGCCGGTCATGGTGTAGGTGCCGTTCGCCCGGCGCTCGATCATCATCGCGTCGATGAACGAAGATCCAGCGAGCGCAATCGTCGGTTTCCCCCCGTACCTGATCAGTTGAAAGTATTCGTGTTGCAAGGCCTGGAGCAAAACGCCGCCGTTGGTCGGAGCCGAGGCGATAGGCGCGCCGCCGATGCCCGCGTCGGTCGGGTTCGAACCGACCCACGTCGAATAGGCCGAAGTGTAGGCCCGGTTACGCCACCAGGTGAAGCCGGTCGCTCTCGTTTGGTCGAGGCCGCCCACCGTGCCTGTGCAAGGGTTATCCTTGATGATCGAGCGCACGCCGGCAAGCGCCTTGGCGTCCGTCGTCCCGTCGCCCCACATCAGCGTGTTCATCGAGCGGGAGTATTGCTCGCCCATCGAGAACAGCTTCTGCTCAAGGAGGTTCACCAGAACCGTGAGTTCACGCTTGGAGTGCTCGGCGGTCTTCTCGCCATTGGTGTCTACAACGCTGATCTCATCGATCTTCAGTTCAGTGTGGGTAAGCGTCAAACCAAGGTGATGTTCACGCCACGAATAGTTGGCGCGCTTGATGTTGGCGGGAGTGAAGAACTGCACAGCGTCATTGTGCGTGTACCCCTTCACGACATCGTTACCGGAACCGTCGCCATATGCGCCGACGACGGCGAGCGAGATGTTGCCCTTGCCGCCGGGGAACGACTTCTTGCGGCTCTCAAAGAGGTTCAGAAGCGGCTTGTCTTGGATCGTTTGGTCGAACTGACCGCCTTTGTTGAAGTAGTAGTCCAGCGACGCGTTGGCGATGCTGGCGATTTCACCGGCTGTGAATGCCATGAGCTTGCTCCAGAGCGATTAAGCTCCGCGAGCACGCGCAAGCCCGAGTTCAGCGGCTTCCATCATAGAGCGCGGTTCCGGGCGTGCGCCTGACGCGGCGCGGTTGTTGACGCTGCTCGGAACTGCTCTGGTTGCGGGGCGTTGAGGCGCGAACTGCGCGAACGACCGATTGGCTCGGGCATAAGCTTCCTTCGCGATCTCGACAGCATGCTCCGGGGATTTCGGAACACCTTGTTCGTTCACCACCGACCAAAGGAGTTGACGAACAGTCTCCTCCTTGCGCCCATAGTCCGGGTCGGTCTGGCGGATGCCCTGCTCCCAACTCGCCACCGTGTTTTCGATGGATCGCTGAAGATGCTGTGACTGCGCGGTGGAAGTCTGTGAGGACGCTATCTGAGTGGCGCGAGTTGCGCGCTGCTCGGCGAGGGCCCTCGCGTACCTGTCGCGAGACATTTGGGCGGCCGTATCGAACGTCATCTTCTGCGCCGTAACCTCCGCTTGGAGGTCTTGAGGCAGCGTGATGCCCATCGCTTGCGTGGCTAGTTGGACATAGGGTCCGACGCCCTCAAGGAATGACTTGAAGTCGCCTCTCCGCATGGCCGCCGCCAGATCCAGCGTTAACTGGAAGTCCTCACGAGCGATGTCGTTCGTGACGAGGAAGTTGCGCAGTGTCTGCGTGACTTCCGCTTCGGTGCGAAAAGAGTTGCGTTCTCCCAGAAGCTTCTCGATCCGAGCCCGCGTGCGCTGGTTGTAGCCCGCGAGTTCTTCAGAAGTCGGGTCGTGAGAGAGGTCGGTCTTGTCCCCTTCGCCTTTGGCGTCGGGTCCGGTAGGCGCGTGCTCCGAGGGTGGCGAAGTCCCGGCGAGGCCCTCTCCTTCTTCGGCGTCTTCAGCGGGCTTGACCGCCTTCAACACCGCTTCAAGAAGGGTCTCCTTTGTCTCGCTCTTCTCAGCGCCTGACGAGGGCGCGCTTGCGTCGGTAGTCTGTGCCTGGGCGTGCTCGGTTGAACCCGTGTCTAAGGGTCCATCGTGCTCCAAGCCGGGGTCGGCAGTGGACGGATCTGCCATAAACGTCACGGTCTCCGCACGGAGTGCGGGCCCCGGTGTCTGTGATTAGTAGCGCTAGACACGAAATCACGCAATAGGATGGCCTCCTGGCGGTGGGCCGCCAGGCCCAGGCATCGGGTTGGGCGGGGGAGGACGCCCGGTCTGATCGCCTGGGCGCTGCGCGCCAGGAGGAGCGCCCTGCGGCGCGTTAGCAGCCCCGGCAGGCCCCTGCGCCGGGCCCGCACCCGGCATGTCCATAGGCCCGCCGGGGCCTTCTGGCCCTGCACCAAGGCGCGAGGCCATACCGTTCATCGCAATGATCGACGGCAACATGCTCTGGAAAGCGTTGGTAATATCGAGCTTGTCGTCGAGACGCTTGATGAGTTCTTTTGCCAGCCACTCAGGCTTGATCCCGGGGATCTGAAGCAACAACGGGAAGAGCCGCTCGGCGTTGGCGATCTCCTGCGCCTGGTTGGGACGCCCTGTCGAGCCCGCCTCGATCTGAAGCCAAAGCTCGTCGGAAATCTGTTGGCGTGACATGTCAGGCCACATCGCGCCTTCGCCGACGATGCGCTTGACGGTGTCTGCGCTGCACTCTTGCAGGAGGATCTGGCTCCCTGTGCGGGCGATCCCAGACAACAGATCATCGATGTCGTCGATGTTGGAGCCCATCGCTGTCGCTCGCGACGCTTCAGCGATGTTCGACTGTGTCGCCGAAGGTGAACCCCCCGTGGCCCCGATGTTCGCGTCCTGAATGCCAGACACGCGCATCATGTCGGTGAAGGTCTGTTCGACTTCGTACAGGTTGGGATCGATAGGCGGGCCCCTGAACGCCTGAAGCAGATCTTCGACCTTCTGCCCTGGTTGAAGCCCGTTGAGTTCGATGATCGCGTTGTCGGGGTGGTTCGACAGCTTCTCCAGGTCTTCTTGATCGACCATGCCGGCCGCGACCACAGTCTTCGGTCGCGCTGCGCGTCTGTGCTCGCGGATGCCCTGCCGGCCGCGATTGTAATCCATTTGCATGTCACGGATTAACTTCACGTCGGACGGCGGGAACACCATCGCCTCGTGATCGGTCTCGTTCAGGGTGAGCGGCCACCACGGCCAAAAGCGGTCGGTGTAGACCTCTGGCGAGGCCGGCTCGCGCAGGAAGTCTGGATACCCATCGCAAAGCGTGTAGACCAGACCATCCTTGCGATTGTAGACTTCCCAGACACAGCAAGAACGCCCGTCGTTGCCCTCGCGCACCTCGGTCTTGGAGGTCTTGTCTTGCAGTACGACGAACCCTTGCCGCGACGTGACCGTGACTGCGTCATCGACGCCCTTATAGGCGTTGTAGGACTTGCCGACATCGACCTCGTAAATCTCCTTAACGTCATTCGGACTGAGGATGTATTCCTCGGCGACCCAATCCGCGCCCAAGAACTCCCGCAACGATATGAGCTTCGGATCGGGGATGATGGACGTGGACATTGGATAGTCGAAGGTCAGACCCTCGCGGACCACGACTTGCATCTGGCTCTTGAGGTCGTTGAGCATAAGCCTTAGCTGTTCGGCCTCGGGGCCGTTCTCGTCGGTCTGATCGTCATGGATGTCGGCGCTGATACGCTCTAGCGTGGACATGCGATTGGAGATGTCGGCGATGCGCTGCTCGATGTCGGGCTTCTTCTGCATCACGCGTTCAAAGCCGACTTTCACGTAGCCGACGCCCGTGGTCGAGGCGCGCCGCACCGTCATCTTCATCATTGCTTTGAAGTCGTGCGTCGCCTGTTCGACGTTGGCTCTGAACAAAAGTTCAAGCGTTTTTCCAATCTTGCCGAGTTGCTCTTCCTCCTGCTTGACCCGGGCGGCGTCCTGAATGATCGGCATCGACGCTTGCTGCGCTTGCTGCGCCGCCATCGGGTCCATGACGCCCATCGCCACTTGCTGCGACACTTGCGCGGCGGCTTGTTGCAAAGCCATCAGCGTCGCCTGGTCGCCGTCCCAGACGGTGTTCAAGATCCGAGCGCGGCGGCGCACGTCGAACTTGGGGTTCTTGGCGTAAAAGAAAGCGACCCGCTGGGCGATGATGCGCAGGGTCAGGTTTGCCACGTACCTGTCGTCTTTCTCCTCCTTCGACCATTGATACCCGGCCGCGAAATCCTGATCGGCCTTCATCCGGTCGTAAATGGGTTGCCAGTATTTCTTGGCGCGCTTGATCTTGCTCGACCACTGCTCGACCAGTTGCTTGCGCGGCTCGGGCGGATCGGGACGCTCGCGCTCCAGCAAGTCTTCGTTCTGTTTCTCGATCCCGAACAGAGTTTCGAGCGGAACGCCGCCCGGCTGATCGGCGAAGGCCTGCGCGAGCGGATCAGTGTCTTGCAGAGCCATCACCACCCTCCTGTTTCTAGGTTGGCCTTTTCACGCTTGCGCTCGCGCTTGGCGTCCTCGATCACCCAGGCGAAAGTTCCAAATTTGGGCCCGGTGTCTACCTTCGGCGCGAGCTTGCGGCCGCGCTGGCGATAGAGCCCCATGCCGAACAAAGAGAGCGTGTCTACGAAGTCGTCGTGGCTCCCTTGCGGGAACTTCAGCAACTGGTCGTGCGCCTCGGCCCACCATCGGGCGAAGCCAGGGAAAATGACTTTGGCCATCGACATTCGAGCTTGGATGCTCTGCGCCCGTGTCTGCTTGTCTGCTACGGGAGTGATCTCGTCGATGGTGACGAAGACGCGCTGTTCCAGCATGCGCTTGCG